TTGTCGCTTTGCAAGCAAAATCCCACTAAACCCTATAGGTTGCGGATTTGAGGAACCAATATTTTCACAAGTGAAAGAGGTAATACCCATACCAACACATATACTGTATGGACGCAGAAAGGTAGACGCTTCATTATTGCTCTATATGAAAATGATTGGAACGTGAAGAAAGCCATCAAGCAGATAAAAGGTGAGATGAATCCAACCGCCTAATTTAAAAATCACATATTAATAAAATTTCCCCACCTTGTTTATGAGGTGGGCGGACCTTTTACACACTAAATTTACTAGAAATGGAAATATCATTATATCATAATCAGAAAATCACAATACGAAGTACTGTAACTTCTACATCTACGTTATCGGCTAACGTAAAAGCCATTTTCGTGTTGATAATGTTAGTACTCACTATCATTAATCCTATCTTGTTTATATTACCGTTTATCTCTTGCTTCATTTCAGCGAAGAAAGGAGGTCTGCTATGAAAAAGAAAATAGCAACCGTTGAGATTGAATGCTCAAATTCTCATTTAATACCAACATTCAGTGACTTTTTAAATGAATTACAAAAGCGGTTTGATATTGAGAAAGACTGCAAGAATGAAGCGTATTCTTTTATAATAGCAAACGGACTGTATGAAGATTTTAGGGAGTTCTGCAAAAACTACAAAGGAATAAACCACAACAAGGCAACAATCGGAATGCTTATCACTGATGCTGAAATGAAATAAAACAAGAGCCTGAAATTTAATAGATATATGAACGAAATTAAAAAGTATGATGCCAACGTATTAGATACGATTGGTAAGGACGGTGATTTGTTATCCCTTACTGACCTGTGGAAAATTGCAGGTAGTCCAGAAAAGAAAAGACCAATAGACTGGCAAGAAAAAGAATCTTCAAAAGAACTAATAACATAAAAATATAACTATATTTGCATAGTTATTATAAAGCCAAAGAGCTTGTTAAGATTGGGAATCCCTATTCTTGACAGGCTCTTTTTTTATTTCAGCACAAACACAAAGTAATATTATGGCAGACTTGGGCAATTTATTCTTCTCCATGCGCATAAAAGATATGACGGATGAAGATTTTAAGAAACTGGAAAAGAAATTGGAGCAGAGAGGCATGAAGATAAAACTTACCGCATCTAATATTGACCAGTTTATAAAAGATTTGCAGACACAGATTCGTAGTAAAACGCTGAACATTAATGTAAAGCCTATTGGGGTAGGTAGTACAGGAGCTGCAACTACGGCAGCAGACTTAAGGCATCAGCGTATGCTTGAGGTGCAGCAGCGTATGGCGAATGCAGCGGCTTTAGCACAACAAAGGCTTGCCAATGCACAAGCGGCAGGGCAACGTGCAACAGAAAGGCACAATGCGTCTATGCTACGTGGGAACAGTATAATGGGGAATCAATCACGCCTAGCCGGTCAGTTACAGAATCAACTCCTTAATATTTATTCTGTTTATCAGGCAGAACGTTTCGTGCGTTCTTTGATAGAAATTGGTGGCGAATTTCAGAAACAGCATATTGCACTTAACGCTATGCTTGGAGATGCTGCAAAAGCGGATAAGATATTCGGGCAGATAAAGGGACTGGCCGTTGAATCTCCATTCAATTTCCGTGAATTAATGGGATTCACCAAACAGATTGCGGCATTTGGTATCCCATACGAAGAAATGTATGAAACGACTAAACGTCTCGCTGACATTTCTGCGGGTTTGGGAGTAGATATGGGGCGTATTATTTTGGCTTATGGGCAGGTGAGAAGTGCAGCGTTCTTGCGTGGTCAGGAATTAAGGCAGTTCACAGAGGCAGGTATCCCATTAGTTGATGAGCTTGCTAAGAAGTTCACTGAATTGGAAGGACGTGTAGTAAGTGCAGGAGAGGTTTTTGAAAAGATATCCAAGCGAGAAGTGTCTTTCGGCATGGTAAAGGATATTCTTTGGGAGCTGACCAATGAAGGAGGAAAGTTCTATAATATGCAGGAGGTCCTGACCGAATCTCTTTCAGGTAAATTAGCCAAATTAGTAGACAGCTATGAAATGATGCTGGGCACTATTGCAGAAAGTAATAATGAGATTCTTGGAGGCGGGCTAGATATGCTTACAGCCTTTACAGATAAATGGAGAATATTTTTGAATATGTTACTTTCTGTTATAGCTGCTTATGGTGCATACAAAGGTGTCATGATAACAGCCAATGCTTTAAGAGCACTAGCTATATCTCGTGAAATAGCCTTAACAGGAGCAGTAAACGCAAATACTATAGCTACGTATGCCAATAATATGGCTCAGAATAAGGTTAACCAAGGTGCAATAAGGTTATTAACTAATCTTCAAAAATTAAAAATGGCATTTTCCAGCCTTGGGGCTGCTGGATGGACAGGCATTCTTATTGCCGGTGTGGTTGCACTTAGCACATATTTATACAACTCATATAAAGAAGCAAACCGTTTAAAAAATGAATTGCGAGATATAGCAATAAAAGAAAGTGAAGCTGTACGTAGTGAAATAGACAGTTATAAGAGTCTAGTCGAACAGTTAAATAAAACAGTAAAGGGTAGTTCTGAATATAATGATATTATTAATAAAATTCAGTCAAGGTATGGGGAATATATTGGGAATCTGAAAAATGAAGCTGATGCTTATCAATATTTGACAGAGAAAATAAATCAAGTAACAGTAGCATTGAGAAATAAAGCACTAGAAACTGCGCGCCAACAAGGGTTAGCCAAAATATCAGAAAAGTATTCAGAACAAGAGTTGAATACATATAAAGAGAGTATTGCTTTTTTGAAAAAGGGATTTGGCCTGTCTGATGGAGTTGCAAATACATTGGCGGCTGTAATTCAAACGGAAATAAAATCAGGAATAACCGCTGGCTTGGTAGGAGAATATGATAAGGCTATAAAATACATAGAGAATAAGGCTAATGAAATAGGTGTTAGTCTGCATCCTAATGTGTACTCAAAAGATGCTGTTAATAGCTTTCGAGAACTTGTTTCCATTAATGCACAGATGGAATATGAGACAAAGGCGTTTGAGAATACTTTGAAAAGTGTAATGGGAACAACTACTATTTACGGGCTTAAAATAAAGGAGCTTGAGGAAGCATATGAAAAAGAGAAAAAGAGTATACCCGTAGAAGCTATATCGAGACTTAAACAAAGATATTTGCAATTGCTAGAGGCTAAGAAAAAAGTGTATGGGGATGCTGGACAGGAAGAAGAAGTAAAACGAATTGAAGCGGAAATTGCAGAATTAAGTAAAGTAGAAGCGGAATGGAGAACCATAGCTAAAGAAAAATTTTCTGCTTATGTGGGGCTTCAACCTGCTGTTGATGAGAAGTCGATAGATTATCTCAGTAGATTACGGAAAGAATATAAATCACTTGAAGAAATTTCAAAAGAAAGCCTTGAGCCGGGAGATAAAAATGATGCTTTGAAGAGAATGCAAGCTATTAAATCTTTCATGGATGAATACAACAAGTCATTAGATTCATCCAGCTCAGATATCAACAGTTATTCAGATAAGATGAACCGAATTATCGAACTTCGTGAGAAAGGAACCCGTGAACGAATACAAATGGAAACTGATTTGGAAAATCAGGCGGCACAAGCACGTATCAATGCCATGAAAGACGGATTTGAGAAAGAACAAGCACAACGGAATCTCGACAACAAGAAAGAATTGCAGGCTTTGGAAAAGCAGAAGAATGATTATATCAATAAGGTAAAAGAACTTGCGAGAAAAGTATTTGAAGCTGAGGAGGATGCGAAAGCCGAAAAGGATAAAAACTATAAAAAAAAGAGTTTTGACCCTTCCTCTGTGTCTGTTGATACTTCCATATTCGGCATGATAGGGAATTACACCAAGGAAAGGCAGATAAATGAGACTGCACAATTCTATAAGGATATTCTTTCCAAGTACCAGGGTTATATTAGCAAACGTCTTGAAGCCGAACGGAAGTTTAAGGAAGACCGGGAACGGTTGGAGAAAGCGGGAGCCGGCAAAGAGGATTTACAGGAACTAGAATATCAACGCAATAAAGCTCTTGCAGCAATAGACATGGAGTTTGCCGAGCGTGAAACGTCTTTTCAGGCGTGGGCTGATGGCATTGCAAATTTATCGTTAAAAAAATTACAACAGCTTCTTATAGCGGCTTCACAGGAACTTGAGCGGATGGAGTTCTTGAACCCTAATAACCCCAATCTGGCTGTACAGCGGGCGAAAGTAAATGTGTTGAGGGAGAAGCTACCCAAACCCGGTGACAAGGAAGATACATCACCGGACAAACGCAGTGTGAAGGACTGGCAGGAACTTTATAAAGTCCTTTCCAAGGTAGAAAAGGAGTTTGATGAGATAGGAGATGCAGTGGGCGGTGCTGTCGGGGATGTGATTTCAGCCGCCGGAAGTATCACTGCTACCACTCTTTCAATGATAAATTCGATTATCTCATTGGGCACGATATCAGCGGATAATATAAAGGGAGTGTCGGAAGCTACTGCTCAAGCAATTGCCACAGTGGAAAAAGCATCTGTAATTCTTGCTATTGCGTCCGCAGCTTTACAGATAGCCACCAAGATAATGAATTTTTTTGGCGGTGACAACTCCACGGAAAAATATGAAGAGGCAGAAAAGACTTATGATGCTTATATTCAGACAATGGATAAAGTCATAGAAAAGCAGTTGGAGCTTGCGGAGGCGTTAAGCGGAGAGAATGCAAATGCAGCGTACGAAAAAGCAATAGATATGATAAAGGCTGAAGCTAAGCTTGCACGGGAATTAGGGCAAATGTACTTAAGTTCCGGTGGCTCTTGGAAATCCCATACAGCTGGATATAATGAGGTAAAAGATATGAGTTGGGAGGGATGGGTACAAGCGGCAAAAGCTTTAGGCATGTCTGTAGACCAGTTCCGCAATCTTATGGGAGGACGTATGTCCGGCTTGTTTGAGCTTACAGAAAAACAGTTGTCTGAATTACAGGAACAGGCACCTTTATTTTGGGCACAACTAGATGAGGATACAAGAAAATATGCCGAACAAATAGCGGACAGCATTGAGGATATTGCAGAAGTTACTGAACAAAAAATGGAAAATGCCACAGGTGTCGCATGGGACTCTTTCTCTGATGATATTCTTGAATCTCTGTATGATGTGGAGAAAGGAGCAGAAGATATTGCGGATGATATGTCAGAATATATGCGCAAAGCACTCATTAAAGCCATGTATGTAGAAAACTATATGCCGGAAATGCGTAAATGGTATGAGAAATGGGCGGAGTATATGAGTGACAATATTTTATCTGATGACGAAAGTAAGGATCTTGATCGTTGGAAGAACAATCTTATAGATCAAATGGTAAAGGAGGCGGAGGCCATAAATAAACAATGGGGTACAAATTCTAGCGGTGGAAGTGGGTTAAGTGCGGGTATTAAGGGCATAACCGAGGACCAAGCCGACCTCCTTGCATCTTACGCCAATGCCATGAGAAGCGATTTGTCCGCAATCCGTCTGTTACTGGAACAGCGTTTCGCCAACTATCCGCAGGAACAAAGGGGAAAGATAGAGAATGCTGTTTCCAACTATTACCAGAACGGAGGAACAATCGACTACAATACGGTACTCAATAATATAACTGTCTATCTTGATGAGCACTCCGGGTTGATGGAAAGAAGCAATATACTAGCGGAATCGCAGTTGACCTATTTGAAGAGTATTGCCGACAATACAAAAAGGACAGCAGACAGTAACGACAAAATAAAAGAGGCAGTGGAGGAAACTCGGGACATGATTCATGGGGCTAGAACAGATAAAAGTAGGGGATTGTATGTCAGGTAGTATGAGGGCGTATTTACGCCCTACAATATCATTCGCTGGTTCTATCATCTAATCCATTCGTTGCTTCATATTCTGCTTTCATCTCTGAAATTATATTCTGGCTTTCTTCCTCAGTCTCAATTTCATTTGATATGGAACTATGATTTATACGATCTATTAATGACTGAGTGGCAACAATTACATCATGATGAAAATCCGCATCTATGACTGTAGCTACTGCCATTATATTTCCGAATATCACAGCCAATGAGTCTTTGTTCTCTTCTTCTAAAGAATCCAACATACTGTATATAATATGGTCCATCCGATACATTACCCGAAATTCACCACCTATAGTGCGTACCTCCATATAATCCGTGCCATCCATCTCAATTTTTTCTACAATCCAGTTGCGGACTTGTAATTTTTCTCCGTTTTTCATGTCTATATTTTTTTATGTGATTAATAACTATATATTTGATTTCCTTTTCTTGTATGTTTGTACATAAAGTGATGCTTAAATACTTGTTTTTTATAAATCCGTTGTCATTAAGCAGTTTTTCAATAAATGTTCTTCTTAAAAAACTATCGCCATGAGGCATAACTATAATACTTCCATTATTCGAGTTAATTTCTAAAAAAATATTCAATTGTTCTTTTTCCGGAAGATTTATTATGTCCATAACACCATATTTTACAGCTAATGAACCTATATTGTAACCATATTTTATACTACAAGGAGGGGAATATCGGCTAAGTAATCCTATATTATGTATTGTTATCATATTTTTATTGTTTTATAAGTCTTCTGCATCATATTCCACGTTTCCGTTGTATTCATTAAAGTCCATCTCCATATCGGCAACAACAGGAACAGGGGACTTTAATTCCGTATCGCTACATCCATATACTCTGTACAACATACCTTTTGAGTCTCTTCTTCTGTTTAACTTGCCAAATCCCAACTTAGTAAGTTGCCTTCCGAAATCTTGAGTACTCACGCTTTCAAATCCGTTAGCATCTGCATAACGTACCATGTCATCGTACATGTCAGATGCCCTTATCCATGTGGAAAGTTCTCCCTTGGCATTTGCCGAAGGTCTTACACCGCGTGCGAAAGCCCATGAGAAAGTTATATTGCTTTCTCCCATAACAAGCAGTTTCTGCTTTTCACTGTTCTCGCTCTTGGGAAAAACAAAATGTCTCTGTTTTAAATATTTACCCCCTCTTATAATCCAATTTAATATTCCCGGGTATTCTTGCCTTAGGTCATCTGCAAGATGCTTGTTCTGCATCTCTTCCGGTATTACATTCTCAAATATTACATACAGAAATCTTCTGAAATACCCATACGAAGAATCTGAAGCTTTTGGAAGGTTATTCATATTAAATATCATCCATGGGACATTACGGACTTCGTAAACATTACCACCGATATTTCTTCCGTATACCATCTCTCCGGAACATAATGTCTTAAAAGCATCCTCATATCCTGATATGTCCTTGGCCTGTATTTCAGGGCACATATTTACGAGTTTCCCATCTATGCGAGCCACATTCCTAAGCCTTTCATCCCCTCCCCGGATAAGTGACAGAAGCCCCATAGAAGATACATTCTCTCTACCAAATATGCCGGTTATAGTCTCATATATGACAGACTTACCATTGCTCCCGGTCCCAAACAGCATAAGACAATTCTCAACCTTGTCAATCATCTTTCCCCTGTCATAAGTACAAAGGCCTAAATACATTTGCAATATTAAACGACTGTCTTTTTCAGGGAGGACAGTACGAAGAAAGCTCTGCCACATGGGACATTTTGCCGAAGGATCGTATTTGTACGGGTGTTTATAAAGAACATGAAATTCAGGACTGAAAGGACGAAGTTTTCCATCCGTAAAATCAACAACACCATTTTGGTAAGCTTTGATATGAAACATCGGGCAAAAAGGATTGTTTATCCTTATCGACAAAAGAGCCTCAGACTGGAATTTCTTGCTGGAAAAATGTAATACTTTAGGAGAAACATGAACCTTAATAAGCCATTCCTCCACTGCCTTACATATTATCTCAGGGTTCACAGCTTCATATATCTCGCCTGTAAAAAGATAATAGCAGCCGTGAACGTAACGAAAATCACTTGAAGGCATTACATTAAAAACTAAACTCTTCACACGCATAGAAGCCTCTGCGTAGTCTGAACCGGCAGAACAACCGGCAAATAGGCTATCGTCAGATAACGTGTATAGTTTAGTGACGATTAAATGAAGAATACGGTCATAGTAACTGTTCATATAAACGCGCTGATAAATAATTAGTTATAAAAAAATAAGTGAATAATACGTAGGATAGGGAATAAATATATAAATTCACTATAACTACTTATATACTACACAAAAATATAGAATATATACATAATATACAAAATAAAGCATAACTTATTATCAATAAATAGAATATATAATGTAATATAAACAAATAATTATACAGAGAATGAAGAATGAAACTACATAACTAACCTAATTAATTTATTGTAGATTTATATTTTCCAATGGAAATAATTAAAGACAAAATGGGAAGAAAAATAAAAAAAATAAATAAAAAATCGAGCTGATATGATTACGATTATTGTTTACAATCGTATCGGGGGGGTGGGTGTGATGCTTGCCGAATATTATATACATAATATTCTAATGCGTTGTATTGTAGTTGTTTACGATGGTTTCATATGGTGTAATATATGTTTAAAAACATATGGAATATTATTATTTATTGAGAAAATATTTGCTATTTTGTTTTGTAATTATGTAAATATGTTGTATATTTGTGTTAGGAAAAACGAAAGGAAAGAAGCGGCGATAATTCACTATATTATACTCTTTCTTTTTTATGTTAATTCCAAAAGCGTGTTGTTAAATGTTGGAATAAAAAGAGAGCCTTAACACGGCAATGTTAAGACCCTCGTAAGTTGGAATACTTAAAGTAAGTACTCTCCAAGAACGGAGGCAAAAATACTTCTTTAACTTCTTACTTGCAAATATTCTCCCATTTAATTTTTGATTTGTTGATGCGGTTATAAAAAAGGTGTAACAGTTGGAAGCCTGCTACACCTGGATAGTTGGTTCTTTAAGCCTTTGATTATAATAATCAAGTTTTAAAGTTCTCAAACGGTGGGTAATGTAAGGCGTTACCCGCCAACGGTTTTTAATTCCATGTCGCAAATATAGCCGTAATTCTTCAATAATCAAAATCACGCTGTAATGAATTGAATTATTAACATTAAACATTATAGCATTATGAAAGCAATGAGTTTTTACACCGCAAACGGTTGGGCTGGTTCAAACTATGACAGCAAGTTAAGTACTAAAGAAATCGCCGCAAAGGTTAGAGCCTATGCCAAGAAGAATTTCCCGGGCTTTAAGTTCTCTGTTCGCTCTGAATGGAGCATGTACGCGGATTCTATGGCGATTGAATTAAAAGCCGGTCCTTGTGTTCCTTTCGCTGAAGGATCAAGAAGCGCGGAACGTGGTTATATGTCCACAATGAACATCGTAAAGGGATGGGAAGGTGAGTTAACGCCGGAAATATTTAAGGTTCTGGACGCTGTTACGACTTATGCAAGTTCTTTCCGTTACGATGATTCGGATGGTATGCAAGATTATTTTGATACTAATTTTTATTTAAGCATAAAAGTGAGTGATGAATATAAGGTTATAGAGCCGAAAGCGAAGAAAAGCAGCGTTAAGCCTGAAAAGGTTGAGAAAGCCGTGACGATTGAAGGCCTGGAAATCGTGGACTACTCCGAAAAGGCGATCGCGGTGTTTGGCGATACAAAAGCGATCAAAGAGCAATTAAAGGAACTGGGGGGACGCTTTAACCCGTCTTTAAATTATAACGGTGAAAAGCGTGCCGGATGGATATTCAGCAAGAAGCAAGCGGACAAGGTGAAAGAATTGATAGCGCCTACAGAGTTGCCGGCGCTTCCTGAAATAGAAACATCTAAGGATAATATTATAGAATGGAAAGAAATTCCTGGATGTGGTTACGAAGGTATAGAACTAGAATATATTGGAGAGGGTAAGGAATACGGATGTATAGGGCGTTGCGACAATGGTACATACTGGGGGGCATTCGGAGGCGTGCAGGGTTCTACTAGTGGATTAGCTCCAGTTCGGAAAGTGTTTGATAATGAAACGGATTTATTAAACTGGATGAAATCTAATGGATTTGTTTATGAAAAGAAATGCACCTTACGCAATTCTGTGATATTAGAAGAACCTCAAGGGAATGACACCCCATTAATTATTGATGATTATGCAAAATATGATTCGTTTGATTATCCGACAATACCCGAAGAACTGGACGGGTTTAGACTGGGGGAGGTCGTTTATGATCAGTGTGGAGAAATAGGCGTTATATTGGCTTTTAATGAAAAAAACGGTACTGCCCGTGTAAATTCAAACGGTTGTTGCAATGTCGGTAATTTAAATAAATGTCCTAAAGAAATAGCGGAAAGAGAAGTTAAGCACATGGATATAATACGACCGGGAAAAGCTTTAACGGCGTGCACAAATGAAGCTCACCCGCTCGATAATATAAGATTTACCGAAACGGACAACTTTAAAGGCGTGCGCTATTACAACATTGAAGGTGCTGGAATCATAACTAGCGCGAAAGTACGTGCAGACATACAGCCGGGCGATATATTCAACGTATACACAGCGGAGGAACGCAAGTATTGCGTAACCTATGACGGTGTAAGCGCGGAAAGCAGCTTAAAAAAAGATTTACCCGGTATAATTGAGTTTAACGACAAAATAGAATCGGGCACGCTTAGCATTTCATCATATTACACCCCGCTTGCTGAGGGTATGGAATTTTACGAGAAAAAAGTAAAAGGGAAACGATACATAACGGAAAACAAGCCTAAACGCGGCTATTACGTTATAGATACCTTGGATAATTGCCCGGTAGGACTCTTCCAAACAAAAGAAGAAGCCGAAAAAGAGGCGGAAACACTTAACGGGTTTACGGATGGTAACGGGCGATTAAAGACGGTCATTTAATTAGCTGAATATGGTTTTGTTGGTTTTGTTATTCGGTGCCGTGATATTCATTTCCGGCACCGACAGGGATAAGCTACGCGAATTTATAAACAATAGTGATAAATCAGATAAATTTTAAAGATATGAAAGAATATAAGTTAACAGTAGAGTTTTACAATGGGGCGCGTTATTGCTATTACGGCAAGACAAAGAAAGAAGCGTTAGCAGCGTTTAAAAAATCGTTTGGCAGCTTTAAAGGCTTCGTAAAAAAAGAGTGGACGATAGAACAAGATTAACCAATGTAGGAAGGCGGAGCAACACCGCCACCGGGAACTATTTATTAACTTAAAAACATTAACTAGTATGGGAAAAATAGCAAGGCCCATTAACAAGGAAGGGCATTTATTCGAATGTGAGAAAGTGCATATCTCACAGATTAGACAAGGAGATACGGTGTTCCATAACGGAGAATCTAAAACAGTCGGGAAAAATTCGTTAAAGTATAATAGTTTTTGCGGATATACATTATTCGGCGACTCTTATCTATTGGGGAGGAGACCCGTAATACGATTTATTACAGTGGAAGGTGGAAAACTTGTTGCCGCTGAATAAAATCATAGTATTAACTTAAAAACATTAGATTATGAGACGTAAAGAATTAGACAACATTTTGCGCAACTTGTTAGTTGCTGGAAATATCGTAACCGTATCATTTGAACAAATGAAGAATATTCGCAAGGAGTTAAACCGATTTGTGAAGTCTGTACAGATAGAGATTATTAAGAGTGATTTTGAAACGGTTTCGTTTAGAGAATTAAGACAATGAAAGAAATATATTGCCACAATTAGCATAGATACATTGTTGGGGTTTTGCCAACATATCATCTTATGACACCCCGGCAGTAATACGGCTGTCGGGTAGGCGATAGGTAAGAATGAGCGAATAAATTTAATTAAGGAGGAATAATATGGCGATAGGTTTACTTATATGGATTATCATAATTCTATTAATCGGATGCAGTGGCAATTATTGGATAATTCCTGTAATATTAATTTTTTCTATAATGGGAGGGGTTGTCGCTAGTTTTAACGATAATCATTAAAGTATATAGAATTAAAATAACAATAATATTAAAATCTCAATAATTATGACTTTGGAAAATATTAACATACAGGTTTTTAAAGGGAAATTAAGTCTTGCGGGACTGACTAATATGAAAAATGCAGAAGTATTACCAAATTTGTACAACGTATCATTAAATGAAACAGGGAATGCTATAAAAATTATTAGAGACTGGAAACGAACTTTTGTCGGAAAATTCGTTTACAAGAATCCCAAATACTACGGCATGATTGAACGGCTTGAACGGTTATTCGGCCACGTTCCTGAATGGAGTGATTTTACCAAGGAAAATATTGATTTAATTGTAGATATGTTTTCTCAAGTTGCGCAAAGCAGTGCTAAAACTTATCTTTCTATGTTAAAGAGTGTATTGAATGACGCAAAAGACGAGATAAATCTACCTTATCCACGTTTTGCAGAGAGAATGACTTTAAAATCTATTCCTTCGGTTGGGGTGTATCTTAACTTAAGTGATTTAAAGAAGTTGGAAGAATATTGCCCCATAAATGATAAGGAAAAAATTATCTTGGCTCAGTTCTTATGCGGATGTTATACAGGTGCAAGGCATTCGGATGTAATCAATATGACCGTTAATAATATAGATGGAAAGTATCTCACTTATGTAAGTCAGAAAACCAAAGTGCAAACGACAGTTGAAGCTAAACCTATTTTGCGAACGCTACTTCTTGTTGCAGGGAAACACATTTATGCGGACAGCGTTTTTAACGAGACTATCCGTACCATTTGTTATAAGGTCGGGATAAATGAACAAATGAGAATTTTTAGAAAAGGTAAATATGAAGTAGGGGAGAAGTGGAAGTTTGTAGCCTCCCATACGGCTAGAAGGAGCTTTGCTACTAATTTGGCGGAATTGGATGTCCCTCTGGTTCAGATAGCTAAACGCATGGGGCATAATGATGTGAAAATGACAATGCGTTATATCGTTGGTACTATTTCAAGGCTTGAAGATAAGGCGAATGAATTTTTTATGTAATAAAAAAACTTGTTCAGTTTATGAAAAAGTATATTTAAAAACATGCCTTCTTTATTAATGTAATATTTTGCATTGTCAAGATAAACATTTATCTTTGCATCATCAAAATAACAATAGAACCGGCGGCAACGGATAAGCGGCATTAAGCAATGAGAACGTATTTTGCGAACTTTAAGGCCAATAACGGCACGAGTCTTATGGAACCTATTACAGGTACTAACAAATCGGTGTTAATAAAAGATATTAGGCATATTGCGGAGGCTAACCGCTTTGCCGGAAATGAATGTAGTTGGTCCGTGTTCATCAAAGAGGGTGACAATTATATAAGCATCGCCCGTGGAGGTATGTGGCCGGATGGTTCCAGATGGCGGGACAATACGCCTGAGATACTATAATTTGGTAACTATAAACAAAAATAGGGCAGCGAAAAAATCGCTACCCTAAATGTTGAATTGTGATTTAA